ACTTTAGGACAAAGAGAGTGAGCTTTGTAGAAAGGCTGATTCGTTCTTTCAACCTGTTAAGAATCATCGAGCACAGCAAGGTGATATGGCACGTAATGAATGCACCGATTAGGCTAACTACAGCGGTTCCGATAGGAAGCAAAAGCTTTCAAAAGGGACAAGAGGATGTTCGTGAGTTCTTAAACCTTTTCAAGGAGGACATTTACTTTAATGGAGATACTGGCGAGCTTAACGTGGACGGTAAACCCAACATACTCTTTTACAAGAACTACGTGATGCCCGTCAACGATCAGCAACAGCAGATAAAGATCGAAGCCTTACAGACGCCGGGTCCAAACCTATCTGGCTCTGAGCTTCTTAACTATTTTTACAAGAAACTAAAGATGGATTCCAAGATTCCATACTCGCGTTGGGAGGGACAGAGCGGAATGGGCGCCTTTACTCTAAACGCTGAGGGAATAACTAGGGAGGAAGTCCGCTATCAAAAATTCATTAGGCGGCTACGGTCAGCTTTTTCTGAAATGTTGGTCAAGCCTTGGTACTTACAGATGTGTTTGGACTTTCCGGAATTAAGCGACGACTATAAGTTTAATAACGCGATAGGGATAACTTACAACAACGATAACATCTTTGAAGAGGCAAAACAAAACGATATTGAAACCAAGAGGATCGCTTCTTTCCAAGCCAAAAAAGGAATCATGAAGGACGATGGAACTCCGTTCTTTTCTACTGAATACTTGGTTAGAAAAGAACTTAGGCTCACTGAAAGCGAGATTGAATCTAATCAACAGTGGTTTGATCAAAAGCTCGAACTTGAGGCCGCTGCTGCGCCCGGTGGGGCGCCAGGCGGAGCTCCGCCTGGTGGGGGCGGCGCGCCCGGAGCGCCCGCTTCCTCTACTGAATCTGGAGGTTCTGAGGTCAAGGACGGAGGAGAGGTAGGCGCAGCCGGTCAGCTTTAACGACGACTCTACTTTTAGTATTCTAATTTCATAAAACGAGACATGAAAAAAACAGTCGACCTGGCCAACGAGCTAGAAGTTCTTCCTGAAAAGATTTTAAACGAACAGCTAGAGATCATCAATCTTATTGAAAGAATAGACGGTCTTGCTTCTGAAATAGATGGCCTTGAAATAGAGATAAAAGGAGAAGTTCTGGTTGCAGTGGACGAGTCTGGTAAAAAGGCACACCCCAACGACGAGGCTAGAAAGATAGCCTTCATCGGTGCATGCAAGGAAAAAGAAGGACTTCAAGAACTCATAAGGACCAGGTCAGAGCTCTCAACAGAGCTACAAATCAAGAAGGCCTCCCTTGAAATGTTGAACAGCCGCCAGCGAAACCTAAGAGTTTTAATAGAGTTTTTCCATAAACTAGAAGCAAACTAATCGTAAAGGGCTGCGATCTTTTCCTTGATTTCTGGGATGTCTATTAAAAGGACTAGGATATCGCGGTTAGAGACCGTGTCTGGATATAGAGAAGGCTCGACCGTGATTCTTCTCTTCTTTGTTTCAGGAATGTAACTGTATATCTGGTCCTGTGCCTCCCTGCTCAAGACGGTAGGGTCTACCTCAAACTCAAAAAGGTAGTTATCCAAGTTTAGACCAAAGTCGGGTTCCCCAAGCACGTCTCCTCGATTAGTAAAAATAGTCATCATGATCTGCTGGATAGTAGCCTCTAAGTCGTCGGTAACTTCTACCTTATCTGCTAGAAACTTTGGATCGTTTTGGTCCCTAAAATATATTTCTCTAAGCTGTGCCATCTGTTTTGTGCTATTGTCTGTGTAAATACATCCAGTCTGCGGTGTTTTCGCCTTTCATCATCGCCTTTACCTCTTCCATCTCCTTTTCGGCGGTCGTGACGATGTTTTGATAATTCACGGTTATTCCTCCAGGCAGCTGATAGTTAAAGGTTTGCAACATGTGAGAGAGCCTGACCTTGGCATGGGCACGAACGTATCTCTGAAACATCTCGTCCTCATACAGCTTGTCCCTGTCCAATTTCTTGAAAACTCGCAACACTGCTGGGGTCCTAGGAGTTCTACCCAAGACTCCAAGGAGCTTCGTGTTTTTGTTATAGTCGTATGCTATGGTGTCGATCAACATTGCCTTAGTGATGTCCAGAAAAGAAAACATCACGGTCCTATACATGATGCTTTCCCCAATAAAGGGTGTTAAAAAAACCTCTGAACCTATAAACTTTTGTTCTGCAAAGTCACGGTCTATCGTTGCGAATATCGACCCACCCTTTGCTTCCTTAAAATCGACCACGAATTGCACGCAGTCTGGGAGTATGATCTGTCTCTTTTTACTGAACTGCGGGGTCGTAAATAGCTCTAAAGGTAACAGAAGATACTGTGACTCTACTGCATGTTTCCAGTTATCGTAAAAATAACGGCTATCGTTTTCCAGGATTCTCTTTAATTCCCTTTCAGGCAAAGAATACGGTAGGGCGCCAGAGAAGGTTATCTCATCGTTTATGTCGGCTATTAACTCTACTTCTGTCATTTCTGTTCTTATTGATTTGATCCTGCCCCTTTTCCACGGCTATCGCTAAACCTAACGCTAGACTTATCGATGTCCATCTGAAAGTCCTTGTCCCCGTTCGATCGACGCATGGCTCTAAGGTTCTTTTTACTAACCACGTCGTCCTGCTTTCCTGCCCTGGCCATGGAGCCTTGCAAGACGGCCCCAATTGCCCTCTCTTTCATCTTCTTCTTCCAATCGCTGTGAAATATCATATTCATTGCCCTAGTTATGTCAACCTCCTGGATGACTCCAGAATACCTGTTTGGGTTTCTAGCCGCTTTCTCGTTTGCTAGTTCTTGAGCGATTGCAACTATTTGGGTATAGAGTCCGGAAAGAGCGACTTGTACCATGCCCTTAAAATTAGTAGGATACACCACCTCTTTGGTCGATTCGTTAACAAAGTCTTGGTATGTTCTTACTATTCTTCTCATATTAAGCTGTGGGTGGAGCTTGGGCTACCTGTTGGGTGGGCTGAGCGGCGGAAGCTGCCTCTTTCTTAGCAGCCTCGTCAGCCAATATTTTTTTTCTGTTCTCAATATCCCTTTCCCACTGATTTATTTAGTTTTTATACTGTTGGATTTTTGCAGAAAGGTCGACTAGGGTCTTATCGGTCAACATAACATCGGCCTCTTCTCTAAGCATTCTGTTTTTAGCGTTGATAAAGCTTGTAAAATTCTTAACGTGTGCCATGTTCTTTATTTTATTTATTACTTCAATAGGGCATCAATCCTGTTTTGTATGTCATCTCGATGTATGTTACAAATTTCTCGTAATGAAGGTAATTCGTTAAGTATTTGCTGCAATGTCATGAAATATGCTACTACTTCCATGGTTTGTGATGTTGGATTTTCTAGTGTTGATAAAGTTTTTGCAACAGCTGCATCAAATGAAGTTTTAAGTTTAGAAGTATTTTGAATGTTGAGGACTAATTGCGGCAAACTTAATCTTTGTAGATTCAACGGTTTTATTTGTTGTATCAAATCTTGTAAATCCGTTTCAACATCTACACGGCTATCGAAACATTGAATTTCAACAATGCTTGCTGGCAACCCCCGAAATGATCGAATAGTTGCATTTGACTCTATACCTCGTTTTAAAACAAGCTTCCTGACACCAGGTAAGCCTGAAAAATCAGTAAAATCACCACCAAGAAGATTTATTGTATCAAATGAAGTTGGGCACCCAGTAAAATCAGAAATCTTCGGCTCAGATAAAACCAGCGTGTTACACTGCTCTGGAAAATTATCAAAACTAGTTAAACCTTTAAATTGTAAGAAATAGATCCTCTTAAATTGTATAGGACAATACGTAAATTCTTTATTTTCCTGTTCATTCGATTTAAAAAAAACCTCAGCATACGGCGCATCCACATACAGCCCATCCGTATCTGAAAAATCTAGTGCGACGCCTCTATCCGAGTACGTTGCATAATTGTCTAGTATGTAATATACTTCATCTGTTGTAGTGGCTACCTGTTTACGTCTTATCAGGTTAGCAACCGCCTGTTCGATATTAGCAGTAGAGTATTTTGTTAAGTTTCTCTTTGAATCACAATACAGAGTATCTAACATTTTAAAACGACCCACTTTACCAGGCTGCACTTCATTCATAATCTTATTGACTGTTTCTAAAAAGGTATGAGGTGGGCTGCCGTATACTTTTTCTTCCGGTTCGTACAATACGTCCTGTTCATCTTCAGTATTAACAAAAGGTTTGATTGAGACTCGTGCAATGGGTCGCTCGATATTCAAATCATTGTTTGCAACCAAATATGCAACGATGGTGCCGTTTTCAACATCGTACTGTAAGTAGCGTTTATTGATGCCTGAGTATAGATTCATACAGCTTGTCCACCCCCGATTGGTGCTCATTCCAGCTATGTCGTACGAGTGCTTTGAAAACACAATGTAATAGGTTTTTACTTTATTTTCTCGAGCTCTTTGCACTTCTGGAATAGAATCATAGAGTTTTAAGATGTCATCTATTTTCTTTTTAGCATCTTGTTTTATTTGTGCCAAAACATCATCCCATGGACGACTACCATTAGACCCGACAAGCACACGTTTTCCTTTTGCATCAGTTTCAACATGGCGTTCCAATTTAGGAATAAAACCCTTTACGTCTGACTGAGTAACAACGGCCGTCACGAATTTAGACATTTTGGTGGTGCGACCGTAGGCGTCATTCGGTTGTCCGTATATGATTTGATCCACCTCTGGCATCTTAAACTTATTAAACTCTTCTCTTTGAGAATACTCGTTGGCCTCTATTGTATATCTTTTTAAAACCGGATAAAAATTCCTAAATTCTACTGATAAAGAATCTTGTTTTGGATCAAACACTGCTTCTTTGCTCTCAAACTTAACTGAGACCCTATCGCCTCTGCGTGAAGACATAGCGCCCGGAAGCTGTTCTATTTTAGCTAATATCGAGTCGAGCTGTTTTTCTATCTCTGGATTTCTTTTGATGTTGGCGTATTCGCGAGCTAAGCTTACAGAAATCGCCTCTTCGACTGGGTTTAAACTTGAGTTTACCCTAGATTCTAGAAACTCATCGTAGCTCATGATGAGCCGTCTTTGCCCTCTTGGATTTGCACCAAACGCGCTAGTAAGCCTTCCTCCGCTGAGGAACGGTGAGTTGTTCCAATGGGAAGGAACGCTGGTGCTGGTGCCTGCAGCATACATCAAACTATTGGCTTGTCTATCGTCTGGCGAAGGAATCAAGCGGTCGACGTCTGTGCCCATCGTATCTGCACCATACCACTCGTCTGCTCTTTTCATCAAAGCCGGTATTTTTTACATTCCGTTCCCTTCTGCCGGTGCTGGCTGGTTTTGTGGAAAATTAAGGTCTGCTGATGGCTGGTTTAGAGAAAACTCTGAAGGGGCATTTTCTGCGCTCTTTGGAGGAAACTCTAAGTTTGCATCTGATTCTAAATCAAACTTTTCTTCACCGTTTGTCTCAGCAGCAATGGTGTCTCTGTTTTCCTCGATAAACGATCTTAGTCCCATGCAAACTAATGGGTTGATCTTATCGCACCTTTCCATAAACTGCGAAATTGTTAATTTCATTGGGTCGAAATCGGGTAGAGCCTTTTGATCGAAGTTGTCAGGTCTAGCTTCTGGCATTCCAGTGGCCATTTGGTTTGGAGAATTATCCATTTCCTGTCCCATTTGATTCGGCATGCTGGCTGTCATCTGGTCCATTGACTGAACTGGTGAGGGGGCAGACATTAAATTTTCTGGCTGTTCTGGATCAAAATCTTCGTATAGCCTTCGGATTGACATAAAATTTTTCATGATAGTGACTTATTTTTCTTTATTTTATTTATCTAAAACTTTTTATCTTTTATCGATATAATCTTACAACACTACTCTAAAGATGAACGAAGAAGAGAAGAAAAAGAGCCTAATAGCTGAGGAAATAAAGAAAGAAATATTAAAAAAGACGGACGCTGTGCGCGAACGTATCCTATTAAACAAAGGCGCACACCAGTCAGACTACTTACAGATACTTATAATGGTCAGCGATGAGCTTGACGACGTTTTACTAAATTGGGAATCTGAGACGATTAGCGCTACTAAGTTCAACACAGAAGACGATGAAGATTAACTAAGTCTACAGGATTTCATGAATCTGGCAGGGTCGACCTTTACCCCCTCTTCTCTAAACTTTCTCAGCATGTGGTTCGCGAGCTCTAGTCGATTGGCGCGACTCTTTACTCTTCTCAGTATGTCTATCACCCCAGCTATCATCTCGGCCGCGTCGTCTCTAGGACTTGCAGAGTATAGGTCCCAGGCTCCGGGTTCCTGATGAATCTTGGCAGAGACTATAAAGTCTCTAAAGTTTTCCACGAGCCTTTTCATCGAGTTAGGTGATTCATTAAGACTCCTCCTAAAGTTCCAGCAGATATTTCTAAGTCGACTATGCCATGGTCAGACAGCTTTGTTTTCTTTTTAGTGTAGTCTATAGACATAAAACCTATGAACTTTCCGTCTATGCTCTTGATAGCGAACAGGTACTGTGACTTTGTTCCGCTGTCCTCTGCAAAGTACTTTAATCCATGAGTAGCAACAGTCTCGTCCTTAAAATCGGGTATGAATATCGCCTCGTCCTTCAACAGGC